TCTGCTGGACATGCTACACTTGATATTAAGTCAAGTGATAAATCAGAGTCGCATATACAAAAACGAGATAGAGATAATACTATTGTTGTAGGTGACAGTGGTGGCTTTCAAGTTGCTAAAGGTGTGCTAAAGTTTCCGTGGGATAAGTTTAAGGATCCAGGCGGCAAGTGTGATGAAGTGCGTATTAAAATATTAAAGTGGCTAGAGCACACAGCAGACTGGAGTATGATATTAGACGTTCCAAGTTTTAGTATACATTTTGACACAGGACTTAAAACATTCAAAGAGTGTCTAGAATACACTTGTCATAACAATGATTTCTTTATGGAATGGCGTACACCAGGTGCTACTAAATTTCTTAATGTATTGCAAGGCAATGATTTGCGTACAGCAGACCAATGGTATGATGCTGTTAAAGGTTATTCAGATCCAAAGATACACGGTGAGAAAGCATTTGAAGGTTGGGCAATGGGCGGAGAGAATATGAGATGGTGGTATCTCATATTGTATCGTATGATTAAGTTGCGTGATGATGGATTGCTTGAAAACAAAGACTGGTTACATTTTTTGGGTACAAGTCATCTACAAGCGGCAATACAATTAACAGCAATTAAACGCAACCTTGTTAAAATTAACCCTAACCTGGAAGTAAGTTTTGATAGTGCCAGTGCGTTTATGAGTGTTGCAAAAGGATTGTGCTACGAGCACAATTCATACAAACCAAAGAGGTTTGCATTTGTAATGGAAGCGGCAAAGGATAATAAAAATTATGTAGGTATGGATGAGCCATATACTACGCCGTTTGTTAATAAGGAAGGTAAAACAGTATCAATGGAGCACAGTATAATTATGCATCCAACAGAGGATACTTACCTTAAGACAAGTGATATATGTGTAAGGGGAACAGATTTTGAAAGTAAGACGTCTTGGGACAGTTTATCCTATGTTCTTATTATGGCGCACAATGCTTACCAACATATTACTGCCGTGCAAACTGCAAATGAGTTATGTGATGCGAGAGACTTTAGTAAAGTTCCTGCTAACGTTATTGAATTTGTGGATGTTACTAATGAAGTATTCCAATCGGAAAAACCAATGGAAGTAATTGACAAACATAAAGGATTACTTAATCAGTTAAGTGTTGCAAAGTTTTCAGGTGCACCTCGACGTACTTTATTAGAGGAGTTTCATGAGTCGGGATTAGTAGATCATATGCCCGGCCCTGGTAAAAAATTAGAGAAGCCTCCGACACGAGAATTAGAAAAAAATACATTTAGTGATTTATTTGAGGAGGTATAAAATGGAGATATTGTATGAACAAAACCGCAGGGTTAAAACTCAAAAATCTTATAAAAGAACACAGGATGTTGGATTGGGAAATTAAGAAGTTACAAGCATTAAGACCGTATAAGGACGATGAGATTAAAGTATTAAAAAAGAAAAAGTTGTTAATTAAAGACTCAATTGAAGTATTAAAAAATGATAATAGACAGACCGTATAGTGAAGAGCACACAGGAGAAGTACATTATTTTATAGGCAGTGAAGTTGAACACACTCCTGCTTATGGTATGAAAACTTTATTTGTTGTTGGCGTTAAAGAAATAGACGAAACTTTGCGGTTAGCAAAGGAACATGATATTGAGCACATATTTTTAGGTGCTAATCAAAGTTACAATCCAAGAACAGATGATGACCAACATCTTGAGTGGGATATTTTTACAACAGAAGTTACAAGAAAATTTAAAGGATATGTTACATTAGATTTTAATATAGATAGTATACAGGGAGTATACGAATATAGGTGCTGTGAATATCACAATTTTATTCCGCTAATAAGTATTAAAGTTCCACATGTGAATTTGCTAAATTATAATGCTTGTGTTAAAATAGATGATGTAGGATTTAATGATACTAATCCAGGTGTATGGGTGCAACAGGTAAGAGACTTGTTAGATAGTAATAAATTTACACCGTGGATGAAATATAAAAACGATAAAATAATTCAGGGAGATAAAAATGTCAGAGAAGACGAGTGATAAAAGCAATGATGGTCAATCCCCAGGGCAATTATTATGGGAGAACAGTATATATTATTTCTCAGATGACTTTACATCAAAGTCAACTGCGCCAGTTATTAAATTTATAATGGAAAAGAATCTTATGCCTCGCAGTTCGAGACCAAGTGAACTTACTTTAATAATTAATAGTCCTGGTGGTCACGTACATGCGGCATTTGCTCTTATAGATGTAATGAAAGGATCAAGCATTCCAGTTAAAACAGTAGGACTAGGTATGATTGCTTCATGTGGCATTTTAACATTTATGGCCGGGCAAAAAGGAAGTAGAATACTTACACCGAATACCTCAATACTGTCGCATCAATATAGTTGGGGTTCGCGTGGTAAGGAGCATGAACTGTATGCTGTAATGCGAGAGTTTGAATTAAGTACAGAAAGGATGCTTGCTCATTATAAGAAGTGTACTGGCTTAAATGAAAAGAAGATTAGAGAAATTTTACTTCCACCACAGGATGTATGGTTAAGTGCTGAAGAAGCAGTAAAATATGGTATTGCAGATTCTATTAAGAAAGTGTATTAATTAAGTAATGAAAAATGAGTTGGAAGAGATTAAAGAACTTGCTCAATCTTGTTTAGATAATCTCAACGAGCGACATTATTATAGATCACCAAATGAAGCAAATACCATTGACAATCTCAAAAATATTGTTATAATAATAAACAATAAGCAAACTAAAAAACAAAAAAAGAAAAAGCAGAAATGAATGGCAAGGATCCATACGATACAATATGTCAGAGGAACATACACATGAATGAACACAGAATGATTTGGGTCACTTTTCAGAAGGAAGGTGTACATAAATATCCAGCGGCTTTAGAGGATCCTAACCTTGCTACTGGAGATGAATATGATGTATCTTTTTTAGGGTACCCTCATCGACATACATTTCACTTTAAGGTTTGGATTGAAGTATTCCATGACGATAGAGATATTGAGTTTATACAATTCAAACGTTGGATGGAACATTTATATGAAGGGACTTTACAACTTGATTATAAGTCTTGTGAAATGATTGCTGATGGTTTGTATGAGGAAATTAATGTAAAGTTTCCAGATAGAAAAGTACATATTGAAGTTTCAGAAGATAACGAAAATGGTTGTTTTATTCAATATCCATAAAATATAGTGCTCGCGACCAATAAATACTAATGTCGCCAATTGTTGAACCGGTAGGCGATAATTTTAACCTAGGAGAAACAAAATATGGCAGCTCGTCGATTATTTCGATTTGCAGGTAGTACTCGCTGGAAAGGTATTGGACCTATTCATATCGGTGACATAACTAATGTTACCGACCATGGCTCAATTACAAGTGCAGCTAGTGTATGGCCTGGTGTTATGACATCAGGCACTTCAACTCAGTCACGTGGCGGTGTTGGTAAAGGTATAACATCTTTAATCAACCAGGATCGTACTTGGGTTGACAACATGGACTATGGAAAGGGAGCGTATGGCTTTAATAGCGCCAAACCTTCTAATTCAACCGATTTTGGTAGTGTTGCCTAATAATCGTTCGAAAGGTGTAGGGGATCCTGATAAGGCCTTATTGGGATCCTTTTTTTTCTTGACATGATCAATATAGTATGTTATTATAATATAAATGTATGGACCATTACCAAAAAATGGTATGAAATATAGAAACGGACAACAAATAGTTCTAAAAAATCTTAATACCAATAAAGAAACTACTATTAAAATAGTTATGTATGATAGTCGGCAAGGCTGGCTAGGTGAACATATTAAAACAAAAGATTGGGAATGGTACCGTGAAAATAATGAATACAATCCTAATGAAGTTCATTGGGAGTTTGTAAAAGAAATAAAAAGGAAATAACATGCGTAAATTATTTTATATGGGATTAGAACCCTACGAAGGACGTTATACTTTACAGTTACAAAATTGGAATGAACAAGTATTTAAGCAGAGAGAAATTGATTATATTTTAGTGCCAGGTAAGACATTAGATAATAGTAAAGCAATTGTAACAGGACAAGTACTTGATGCTCATGGTCGCAGTTACTTTGGTATGAGTCAAGTAATGAACCTTGTTAAAATGATGCGTGAAGGTGAGGTAACTGCTGGAGATGTTATCTTCTTTGAGGATATGTTCCAGCCAGGTATCGAAAGCCTTCCATACATTATGGATCAAGTTCCTGAAACTATGCGTCCGAAAGTATATGTAAGGTGCCTAGCACAAACAATAGATCCAGATGACTTTGTTCATGTGTGGGGAATGTATCCTTGGATGAGCAAGTATGAGCAAATGGTAGATGCATTTGTTGATGGTGTTATTTGTGCAAGTGAGGAGATGGTTGCTAACTTACATGTTGCAGGATGGAAAGCAAACAAGTATGTAACAGGATTGCCATTTGGTAAAGAGGAAGTACAAAGCAGAGTTAAAGAGATTGCTCCGTTTGACAATCGTTCAAAGAGAGTAGTGTTTGCCGCACGTTGGGATCAAGAGAAGCAACCAAATTTTTATATGGATTTAATTGAAACATATCTTGAGGATTTTGATCCAGAGGTAGAGTTTTATCTTCTGAGTGGCGGAGAGTTGCGTAGTAACAATGATGAATATATGGAACGTACAAAACAGTTAGCCCAAGCAGGCAAACTTCGTGTACAAGAAAATTTACTTAAAGATGAATACTATGATGTACTTTCTAAAAGTAGGGTTTTATTTAATTGTGCCTTACAAGATTGGGTAAGCAATACAGTCAGTGAAGCAGATGCTTTAGGCACTAATGTTTTGTATCCTGCGTATCGTAGTTTTCCAGAGACGTTTGCAAATGATGCAGATAGACTATATATTCCGTGGAGCATTACTGATGCTTGTAATAAATTATGGATGTTACTAGATCTCCAACATGAAAATATAGGAAAAATTAGTGATTATCAAGATAATACAATTAATAGGACTGTTGATATTTTTGAAGGCAACGGTGAGGAATATTTGAGATCTGGCACTGACTATAGAAAATATACAGCAATAAACAAATATGAATAGTGCAAGTGTAATTCCGTTTCCAGCAACAGATCATGGTCCACATGTAATTGTTACTGGTGGTAGTGGTTATGTTGGTGGGCATATTTGTAAAGCATTACGTATTGCAGAATATGTTCCTATTAATATTGATCGTAGGATTACCTCATGGTCAGATAAATGGGGGCCATTTTATAATGGAGACTTTCAGCCGGGTTCTGAAGTTATACAAGAAGTTTTAAAAGCACATAACGTAGTTGCCGTAATACATTGTGCCGCAAATAGTCTTGTTGGTCCTAGTGTTAGTGAGCCTTCTATATATTATAAAAATAATGTAATAAACACAATTTATTTTTTAAATTATCTTAAAGACAATGGTGTTAATAATTTTGTGTTTAGCAGTAGCAGTAGTGTATATGGTAATCAAGAAGTAGTACCTATAAAAGAAGATGCTGTACTTAAACCGTTAACAAGTTATGGTCGTAGTAAACAAATGATAGAAGGTGTGTTACAAGATTATGATACAGCATATAAGCTTCGTAGTGTATCGTTAAGATATTTTAATGCTTGCGGTGCAGACTTTGATCAAGAAGTAGGTCAAGTGAAAGATGCTACACATGTTATAGCAAAGATATTAGAATTAGTATTAGATTGTGACACTACGGTTAGATCAAACTCAATTGCTAGGCCTCCCTTTTATGTATATGGAACAGATTACAATACGCCTGATAGTACTTGTGTTAGAGATTATACCCATGTTTGGGATTTGGCATTGGCACATGTAAAAGCAGTAGAATATTTAGTTAATGGTGGACAAACAGAAATAATAAATTTAGGAGCAGGACAAGGGCATGGCATTTGGGGTATACTTGATAGTGTAAACAAAGTAGTAAAATGGTTGCCTGAAATTAAAAAGGGAGACAGGCGCCCAGGTGATCCAGAGATGGTTATTGCAGATATTTCTAAAGCAAAAGAAGTATTAGACTGGGTTCCTGAGCACTCAGACCTAAATACAATCATAGAAACTGCTTGGAAATGGTACAATAGTGAGAATTTTATAAGGAGAACAGAATGAAAACAAGAAATGAAATGATTAGAGATTTTTATTTAAAAACTAAAAAGATAGATTCTTCTAAACCTCGGCCGCAAACAGGTCCTAACGCATCGTTTATGGGTGAGATGAATAAGCCAAATAAAAAGGAAAAGCATGAAAATAAGTGATCAAATAAGGCAACGCATAGAGAAAGCGGATGCTGACTTTAGATGTAATAACAATATATCAGACTATATTAATGTTGGAGACTTAGATCTTTTACAGGCTGAAGTAGAATCTAAAGTACAAGATCTTTTACACACATTAATCATAGACACTGAACGAGATCATAATACACAAGAGACAGCAAAACGTGTAGCGAAAATGTATGTTAAAGAAATTTTTAGAGGAAGATATGAACCGCTTCCAAAGATAACTGCGTTTCCAAATATGGGTTACCAGAGTATGTACACAAGTGGTCCAATAAGTGTTAAGTCAACTTGTGCCCATCACTTTCAAAGTATAGTTGGTAAAGCATGGGTAGGCATTATACCTAATGATGAGGTTATAGGATTGAGTAAGTTTAACAGGCTTGTTCATCACATTGCGGAACGTCCACAGATACAAGAGGAGATGACTTCGCAGATAGCAGACGCATTAGTACAGTTTGCTAAGACACCTAATATTGCTGTAGTGGTTAAAGCAGAACATATGTGTATGACACACAGAGGTGTAAGAGAGCACGAGTCGGATATGACTACTGCTATAATGCGTGGAGCATTCTTTGATGACCCAGCCGCGAAACAAGAGTTTTATAATATTTGTATGAGTATGAAAGGACATGGTTAGAAAAGAATATTATTCAGTAGGCAAAGTTAAAGGTCTTGTTTTAGATATTATCAAACAGATGTACCAAGACACTTGGAAACCTGATTTCATTGTAGGTATTAATCGAGGTGGTTTAACTCCAGCAGTAATGATGAGTCATTTTATGAATGTACCAATGTTTACTTTAGATATACAATTACGTGATCATACAAGAGCACCAGAATCTAATCCAATGATGCCATTAGATGCAATGGACGGTAAGCAGATTCTTATTGTAGATGATATAAATGACAGCGGCGCAACATTTAATTGGATTGTTAATGATTGGACAATGGCATTGTCACCAGAATTTGTACAAAACCATTTGCCATACTTGCCAGACGAACGAAAAGTTTTGTGGAGACGCAATGTAAGGTTTGCTGTGCTTACAGAGAATCTTGCAAGTGAGTTTAATGATGTTGATTATTGTGTAGAGGAAGTTAATAAAGCAGAAGATGATGTTTGGATTGTGTTCCCTTGGGAACAATGGTGGGGTATAAATTTCGATGAGGAGAAATAAAATGTTAGGATTAAAAAGTGGTGAAAAAGCAATTTGGTTAATCAGTTGTTCTATAGCAGTAGTAGCAGTTACTACGTTATCATTGACGCTGTTGAGTTGGGCAAATGGTAATGCAGGAACATTAGCAAAATTTGTGTGGGGTTATTAAATGAGCGATTATGTACCAGAGTTTACCTCTACTAAAACATTCCACAACTTCCCATGTGCTCATAGACAACATAAGCACGATGGGAATTGTCATTTGATACACGGCTATAGTCGTAGTTTTCATATTGTATTTGGCGCACAAACAATGACAAAGGAAGGATTCCTTGTTGACTATGGCGACTTGGATGAAGTAAAGCATTGGTTAGATGAAAATTATGATCATACACTTGTAATTGATCATGATGATCCGTGGATGGCAACATTTCAGGAACTACACAATGCAGGTGTGTGTAAGTTAATAGTACAAGAGGAAGGCCCAGGCATGGAAGGTACAGCATTCCGTATTTGTACGTGGGTAGATGCTTGGTTGCGTGAGCGAACCAATGGACGAGCATGGGTTATTAGTGTTGAAGCCAGAGAAAATGACAAGAACAGTTCAATTTATACTAATCCAGATGCTGGATTTAAAGGATGGGAATAATGAAAGATACAAAAGTAGAACAGAATATTAATGATGTGGTAATGCTTACAGCAAAAATTAATGGTATTTGTAAAGAGTTAAAAAAAGAAAATGTACTTCTTAGATTTGAAATGAATCATAATATTAGTGAGGAAGATACTATTGCAGTTTCGGAAGCAATACAACGAGTTAATTATTTAGAAGACTGATGAAAAAATTTAGAGTTACAGAAGTTTTTTATAGTGTCCAAGGAGAAGGGCAGTTTGTTGGTGTGCCTTCTGTATTTTTACGAGTGTTTGGATGTAATTTTAAGTGCGAAGGATTTGGAATGCCAGCAGGTGAATCAAGTAAAGAACGCTTAAATATAAATCTAAATGATTATAATAGTTTTGAGGACTTACCACTTGTAACAACTGGTTGTGATAGTTATGCTAGTTGGGATCCACGATTTAAACGTTTTACAACTGACATTGAAACAGATGCGTTAGTAGAATTATTATTAGAACACACACCAACAGGAGATTGGATAACAGAAACAGGCCAAAGTGTACATTTAGTTATTACCGGTGGAGAACCGTTGTTAGGATGGCAACAAAAATGGCCTGAATTATTTAGACATCCAAAAATGAGGAATTTAAGACATGTCACATTTGAAACAAATTGTACACAGGTACTTAGAAAGCACTTCAGAGATTTTCTTATCCATGAAGCAGAATTTCATACTACTTTTTCATGCAGTCCGAAACTTTCCGTATCAGGCGAGTCTTGGAGTGATGCAATTAAGCCTGAAGTTGCTTTGGATTACTATAATGTTTTTGACAGCAGTATGTATTTCAAGTTTGTTGTCGCTAATGAAGTGGATATGGAAGAAGTTGACAAAGCTGTCAATGAATACCGGAACGCCGATGTTGTCGTCTCTGTCTATTGCATGCCAGTCGGCGGGTGCAAAATGGAGTATATGGAGAACAGAGCAAAGGTTGCGGAAATTGCGATGAAAAAAGGTTATAGGTATTCACCAAGATTGCATATAGATTTATTTGGAAATCAATGGGGAACATAATGAATAGATTTTTTATATTTTTTGTATTGTTATTTCTACATAGTGGTATAGGATATGCCGATACAAGTATATTGCGTGTGGATAATAATAGAGGTCCTTGGATGGACACCGTTGACGAAGGAGCAAGGGATTATGCTTATACAAGAGTAACAGATTTCTCACGCAAAGGCCCTACGTCGTTAAGGTTTGAAGTACGCAGTGGTGATTGTTTTACAGCATATCCTAATAATCCAAGTAGAGGCTGGGATGATTGTACAAGGCACAGAGAACGAGCAGAGGTTAGAGAAAAATGGACAGCAACATGGGATAAGCCTATCTGGTATGGGATAAGTATTTATATACCAAATAACTATAATTTTTTATATCCTAAACAAATTATTTTTCAATGGCACAGAGGAGAACAGCCTGTAGCATATATGAAACTTGAAAGAAAGAATTTAAAATTTGACATCCTAACTGAATTAGGGCGATCGACATCTATATATGATTTAGGTAATGTATTTGAAATGGGATGGGCAGGTAAATGGATAGATGTACTATGGAATGTTAATTGGAGTGTGGATGACACAGGATATTTATATATGTGGATTAATGACAGGCAAGTAATTCAACATCGTGGTGCTACAACTGACAAAGAAAAAGGTAAATGTGTTGCATCTAATGGAAATTGCGGACCATTTGCAAAGTATGGTATATATAGATCGCATTTGTTTCGCTATGAAGGCGGAGAGGATAATCTTCCTACACAAGTATTATTCTTTGATGAGTATAGGCGAGGGCATACTCGTGAAGAAGTAGATGTAGAAGTAAACGAGGGTAGTTAAATGTTATATAGTATCAGAGATAACTTTATAAAATTATTTGTTAAAAATAAAGTAAAGCAAGAAGAATTAAGAGCAGAATTAGCATTTAAACATGATAAGATAGATGCCAGTGAACGCGATAAAAGAGTTGCAACTGCCAATGATGAGCCATATATTAAAGTGCTCCAAGTTGATTTTGAGAATGGACAACCAAATATTGGCAGTTTTGAATTAGACTGGAATGAAGCATTTATTAATGTATTAGGTGATGCTGGTTATACAGGTACAACAGATGAATCTGTAATTGATTCATGGTTTAATGATGTGTGCCGAAATATTTTATTAGAAAATTTTAATGATCAAAATTTTGTTGCTGATGCACCAGTGGAAATAAAACGGGAAGATGGCAAAACAGAAAAGTACTAATCCTGGCGTCCAGCAGATAATTGATATACTTAGGCCATACCAGACAGAAGCAATCATTAATTATGCATCTTTAAAACAAGTAATGAGATTTATAACAAGAATAGAAAAATGTAGTCGCTCAAAGAAAATAAAGCACGATGTTGAATTAGTAAGAACTTTAATAAAACCAATGATGATAACAGCAGAAGAAAAAGAGAAACGAGATATTGAATTAAAAAGGTTTTGGTATGGCCCTCATTACATGATGTCAAGGGAAGAGTACGAAAGTAAAAATAAAAATGAATAAGTATCTTGCTATAGATAATATTAAATCTATACAAATAGATCATACAAGTAGATGTAATTGCTTGTGCCCGCAATGTGCAAGAGTAAATAATGGTGTTATCAATCCTCGTATGCCAATTGATGAATTAACTGTAGAGGATTATAAAGTTATTTTTCCAAGTACAATAATAAAACAAGTTGAACTAATAACACAATGCGGTAATTATGGAGATATTGTAGCAAGTAATACTATTTTAGATTGTTTGGAATGGCTACGTGAAAATGGTTCTACAGCACATATAAACATTATGACTAATGGTAGTGCAAGAAATGCGGATTGGTGGAAACGGTTAGCATCTATAATTGGTTTAAATGGTAGAGTAACATTTAGCATAGATGGGTTGGAAGACACAAACCATTTATATCGTGTTGGTGCTAACTGGAATAAAATTATTAAGAATGTTAGTACATACATAGAAAACGGTGGTAGGGCACGTTGGGATTATTTAATATTTGATCACAATCAACATCAAGTAGAGGAAGCAGAGAAATTAGCACGTGAAATAGGGTTTGAAAGTTTTTATGTTAAAAATACAAGCAGATTTATTAATGACAAAAACTATTTAACTGGTAAGGTATCTGAGGAAGAAACATTAAAGCAACCAACTGATGAAAAATATCGATCGACAAGCAGTGAAAAATTTGTTAATATAATAGATAAACATGAGACATGGGAAAATTATATAAATGAAACAACAATTGATTGTAAGTTTCAGAAACAGAATGCATTGTTTGTTGATTTTCAAGCAAGGCTCTGGCCATGTACATGGGTAGCGGCACCGATACATTTTGCTAAAATTGATAATATACAGACAAAACAAATACACAGTTTAATGAAACATTACGGAGCAACATTTAATAGTTTACGACATTATACTTTAGAAGATGTATTAACACATGAATGGTTTGCAAGTAATTTAGTTAGTAGTTGGGAAACAGATGAGAAACTTATGACGTGTGGCAGAACATGTGGTACTGACTATGAGTTTAGTAGTCGTGCTCCAGCAAACAGTAAGTTAACAAAGTTTAAGATATTAACAAAAAAGTATGGATGGATCAAAGAAGGTGATGAACACTTTAGCGAGTATGAGGCAATGCAATGAGTTATATTTTAATTGATACTGCTAATATGTTTTTTAGGGCACGGCATGTTGCACGTGGTAGTGTAGATATGAAAATAGGTTTGTGTTATCATATAATGTTTAACAGTATTAAAAAAGCATTTAATGACTTTGGTAATGGACATGTAGTATTTTGCCTCGAAGGCAGGAGTTGGCGGCGTAGTATATACGAGCCTTATAAAAAGAATAGGGATGCTAATAGAGAAGCACTTACACCCAAAGAGCAAGAAGAAGATGAAATGTTCTGGGAGGCATACCAAGAACTCTTGGATTACTTAAACACTAAAACTAATTGTTCTGTATTGCAAGAAGATAATAGCGAAGCAGATGATTTAATTGCACGTTGGATACAAAATCACGAAGATGACAAACATGTTATTGTTAGTAGCGACAGTGATTTCTATCAATTAATTAATGATAATGTGAGTATGTATAATGGAATTACTAATCAACATATTACTATTAATGGTATCTATGATGATAAAGGTACAATTGTAATGGATAAGAAAACTAATGCACCTAAAACTATACCTAATCCTGCTTATGCTTTATTTGAGAAATGTGTAAGGGGCGATGCAAGTGATAATATTTTTAGTGCGTACCCAGGTGCTCGCAAGAAAGGTAGCAAGAATAAGACAGGCATACAGGAAGCGTTTGATGATAAAGAAAACCAAGGGTTTGCTTGGAATAATTTTATGCTACAGAAATGGACAGACCATAATGATATAGAGCATACTGTACGCAACGACTATGAACGTAATAGAATGCTTATAGATTTAACGTTGCAACCAGATGAAATAAAGAAAGCATGTGATAGTAAAATTGTTGAAGCAGTACAAAAAGAAATAACGCCGCAGGTAGGAATACATTTTATGAAGTTCTGTGGCAAACATGATTTACAAAGAATGAGTGAGCAAGCACAAGACTATGCCGCATTTTTGAATAAGGAGTATTCATAATGTTTGGAAAAAAGAAAGAGCCAACGGTATTAGTTATCGGTGGTACAAGAGGAATAGGTAAGGAAATTGTAGACCATTTTGGTGGTGATAGTATTAGCCGACATGGTACTGATCCAGGATTTGATATACGTTCTGAGGAGGATCGTAAAACGATTGCACAAATTAGTGGTTCATATGATATATGTTTAAATCATGCATACTCTGGTACACACGGTATACCAGGTGCAGAAGAATTAGCAGGTCCAGCAGATGCTTGCCAAACCTTTATGTTAAAAGAAATATATGATTATTGGAAAGAAACAAATTGGAATGGTTATTTGTTTAATAGCAGTAGTGATTCAACTACAGTATATAGAATGAAGAAAGGTAAGGACATGATTTATAGTGCAATGAAAGCAAGTACAAATGTTATAAGTCATTATATTAGTAGAGATGTACAAGAAGGTAATGTACGTATGCGTTATACAAATTTTATATGGGGCATGCTTGACACAGAAAAATCTCGATCGAAGTCACATTACAACAATGGTGTAAGAGGTGAGGATATTTGTAAAGTCATAGAGACATTGTATTATTTGCCAGAGGATTGTTTAATTCCTGAGTTTGTTATGGAAGCACGATGGATTGATAAAAAATAGGAGGAACCCATGCCATATATAAAACCTTTAATAACTAATCGTTGGATTGTATATAACGATATAGGTGATTATGCTGGTTTACTTATTAAAAATAACGAAGCATATGTATATTATAACAAAGATTCTACAGAATCTTCAATAGAAAAGTTTAGTTCGCATCAAATGTTGTGTGATTATTTTGGTGAAGATATTACTGATAACGAAATTCGTAAACGAAGCAATGATAGCGGCCTTGTTAATAAAATTAGGGGATATCCATTAAATTTTGAAACACCAATTATGGTAGAAGATCCTTCTTTACCTCTCTTTAAGAAAAGCCGTTCAAGTAATGTTATTTATTGCGCTGGTTTTTATTGTATTAAAGGGCCAGAAGGTTGGCGTAAAAGTTTCTGTCCAAAAAGAAGTACTCTTATTAGTTTAGAAGAATGGGAAGGTCCATTTGCTACTGAAATAGAAATGGTTAGCGTGTTAAATATAAAGAAGAAAGAATATGCTGGATAAATTTCATCACATTAGAAAATTAAATGGGTTGTACGATGTTGCAGTTGAGCATCAAAATAACGAGATTCGACTTCATACAGCAGATGTAGGACTTGTTTTATCTGATATTAATAAATTATTGTCATTAGTTGTTAATGGGCAACTAGAACAACAGTTAACTCAGGAATTTCATCGGTATGATGATAAGACACCCGATGTAGATGGGGGTTATTTTTAAGAGAAAAATTATGTTAAAACTAAAGAAAAATTTTATTATTAGTTATATGCTTTTAATTGGTATGATAATTTTACCAATAAATGCAAATGCTACAAATCAAAATGCATACATTGATATATATAAAAATGCTGTTAATGCAGTTGTGACTATTATTGTTGTAGCAGAAAATAGTTCTATTACAGATGTATTAAATACGATACCAAAAGATTCTCCTTTTAATAAGTTATTTGAAGAGGAAGGCGAACAAATTACACCAAAGATGTATGGGTCAGGTTCTGGTTTTATTGTATCTACTGATGGTATGGTGTATACTAATCATCATGTTATATCAGAAAAAGAAGCATCAATGGTAGTAACAGAAATACATATTTTATGGGAAAACGGCGAATCACGCAAGGCAGAAGTAGTAGCAAGCGACGAAATTGCAGATTTTGCTATTTTACAGATTATAAAAGATGAACCAAATGAAACATTTGATTACGTTACATTAGCAGATAGTGATAAAGTGTTGCCAGGACAAATGGTAGCGGCAATTGGTAGTCCATTAAATCATAGTTTTAGTATTACATCTGGTATTGTTAGTGCAATAAACAGAGAATCAAGGAAAGGGCGGTGGGTTACATATATACAAACTGATACAGTAATTAATAAAGGTAATAGTGGTGGACCATTATTTGATCTTAATGGTAATGTTATTGGTATGAATACTATGTTAGTTAGTCCGTCTGGTTATTATATAGGTATTGGTTATGCTGTACCTTCTAATTTAATGAAAGAACTTGCTGATGTATTATTAGTTGAAGGTGAATTTATACGTCCATGGATAGGAGCATCTTTGTCTATACCATCTGAAGAATTTAAACAACAAATGGATATACTAATTGATAAGCCAGTTGTTGTACTCATACGGATAGCACCAGCTGGGCCTAGTTATGATGCCGGATTAGAAAAATATGATGTTATAATGTCAGTTAATAACGAAGAAATGAATCCAGATGCATTTATTGAATTTATACAAGGTAGTAACGTAGGTGATGTTGTAAAGTTACAGATACGCAGAGTATTAGATTACGATAAAGGAACATATAACGATTTAGAAATAGAGATTATTATTGGTAATATGCCGCCTACGGAACAATAATTATAAATATAAAAATGAAGGTAGAAATTTACAGTAAAGATTTTTGTGGATACTGCAATGCCGCAAAATCACTTTTTGAATCACATGGTATAAATTACTTAGAACACCGCATGGGCTACAATGGCATTACTAAAGAGACATTATTAGAAAAAGTGCCAGACGCTCGTACAGTGCCACAAATTATTATTGATGATAAAGTGATTGGTGGCTATACAGAACTTTCAACTTGGTTTAAAACACGCGAATAATATCATATCAAACTCTTCTTAAGCTAATATTTAGATAAATATAGTATAAGAAGAGGAATTTGATGAGTCGACCTAAACCAGAAATTCTGTTATCACATACAGATCAAAATACATATAAGAAGGAAGAAGTCCTAAAGGCTGAAGCCATTTGGGCAGTTTTCTACGAAGGGCAACCCATCAACTTACGAAACTCAAATTCGTTGGTTGACTATCCTGGACCAAAATACCGCAAAGTTTCTTTTAGTAATCCTGGCCATGCACACAATTTGGCAGAGAAACTTAATGAGAAATTCCATACAAATAAATTTGAAGTTTATCAATTAACTACCGGCGATGTCATTACAGAATAATGTTCATGAGTTCTTAGCAAACAAATTTATTGAAGAACAACATCTCGAATTAGAAATAGAAAAAAACGAACTAACGCATGGTGTTATATATGCATTGCTTTTTGATAATATACGAATAAAGAAAGGTGCACCATTTGGTTTGCGATTAACTAGAGATGGGTACAAATGGTTAAAAAAGCACTATGAAGTATATGAAATAAAGTTAAATAAGAAAAGGCTTGTTAGCAAACATATTCTATATTTAGACAAATACTTAGAATTTCCATATTATATAGTAGAAGCACCTAAAACCCCTAAAACTTGGCCTGCTAGAGCATTACCTAAGCAAAATGTGAAATTATTGTTATTTGCAGGGCAAGATACCGTAGAATTGAAGTTATTAGAGGGTAACATAGACAAGTGGGTAGAAAACCGTAAAACAGGCGAATTATTGAATATTAGCAAATCCTAATGAAAAAACCGCCCCAAAACCACCCAAAAGACGCGGTTTTTGTTGCAAAAAAACCACACTTTTTAAGATTGACAATATACAGTACTCGTGTATAATATATGTATAAATTGAGAAAAACTGGGCATACTTTTGCAGTCAAAATTAGCACAAATACTCGAAGCACCGTATCCGTCCAATTCCCATTATCGCAGTATGCCATACAGGCCAGATGAAGAAGCGAGCAGTTCAGCATTTAATGCAATCAATGATAACATTTTTGGTGGTATTTTAAAACAGCCGCCAATACGGTTAAAACGTCTGAAGAAAACATGGGGATGGTGTCAAGGTGAATTTGAGATCCGCGGTAATGGGCATTGGCCTTATACTAAAGAGATTGTAATGTATTCGATGTATCCTAGTGTTCATCTGTTTGTAGCAACACTGGGGCACGAAATGGTACATCATTGGCAGTGGACAATAAATTCGGTAGAAAGGATGGCTCAAGGTAAAAAACCTCTTATGAGTCACGGACCTACATTTTATCAATGGCGAAAAGCATTCGCACAACAAGGTCTTCCATTAGGGAAGAATTATTAAGGTTGACAAATATCCAACCTGTTATATAATATATATATAATTAACTTCTAACCAACGAGACAGTTAAATGGCGAGAGAATCTGCACCAGAAGTTCGTACAGTACGAATCCGAGACGCCCGAGCGGAAATACTTCGAGCAATGCGCCGGAAACGCCCAGTATTTGTTTGGGGCGGCCCTGGCATAGGTAAATCAGAACTTGTTGAGCAAATCACAGATAATCTAGAGGGTTATATGATTGATTTGAGACTTGCTCTTATGGAGCCAACTGATTTGCGTGGTATGCCTTATTACAATAAAGATGCCAATAACATGAGTTGGGCGGCACCAATAGATCTTCCAACGGAAGAGTTTGCCGCACAGTATCCTGTTATTGTTCTCTTTTTGGATGAACTTAATAGTGCTCCGCCAAGTGTACAAGCCGCGGCGTATCAGTTGATACTGAATCGCAGGATCGGTACTTACACATTGCCGGAGAATGTTGTGATAGTTTCCGCGGGCAACCGTGAGACAGACAAGGGTGTTACTTATAAAATGCCAAAGCCACTTGCCAACCGTTTTCTTCATATTAATTTGGATGTGAATTTTGACGATTGGATGATGTGGGCAACGGAAAACCGAGTGCATTCCGATGTGGTTGGTTACTTGGCTTTCGCAAAATCAGATCTTTACAGTTTTGATCCGCGTAGTCCAGACCAGGCGTTTGCCACTCCTCGGACTTGGACCTTTGTAAGTGAACTTCTCGAAGATACTGAAGAAGATGAACCTCTCTCAGAGAGTCAGTTAACGGATTTGGTTGCTGGTACTGTTGGTGAAGGTATGGCTGTTAAGTTTATGAACCATCGGGGATTTGCTTCACAGTTACCTAATCCGTCAGATGTGTTGTCTGGTAAGGTAAAAGATCTAAAAGTTAAAGAAGTGTCAGCACAGTACACGCTGACGGTGAACTTGTGCTACGAACTGGCAGAGGCTCATAAGGATATGAAGAAGTCAAAGAAGTTGGACAAATGGCACAAGATGGCCGATCGCTTCTTTGGTTTTATGATGGAGAACTTTCAGACTGAGATGGTTGTGCTAGGTGCGAAAATTGCCCTCGGCAATTACAACCTGCCGTTTGATACTAAGAAGTTGAAAACTTTCAAGGAATTCTATAATCGCTACGGACAACTGATTATAGATGCTTAAGATTGACAACATCCTTAAATCAGCGTATAATAAGTATATAAAATGAACAATTACGATATAGAAAATTGTCCCCAACGTAAAAGGTTGGTATCTAGTCGGATTAGACTACTTATTAACAAACCTTGGTTTGGGAATATGATTACTCGTTTGCCGTTAATCGATGCAACCGATTTTGGTTGGTGCAAGACAGCGGCAACAGATGCTCGTCATATCTTTTATAATCGAGATTTTATTGCAAAATTAAGAGATGGTGAGGTTGACTTTTTGTTCGGACACGAATTATTGCATTGTGTTCTTGATCATTTGGATCGGCGGAAAGATCGTATTCCTTTGTTATGGAATGTTGCTAACGATTATGTCGTTAATGATATTCTTGTTGAAGAGCAGGTAGGCAAACTTATTACTACTGTCAAGGCTTGTTATGATCGTAAGTATCATGATATGGCATCAGAAGAAATATATGATGATCTATATGAGAATGCTGAAAAGGTTAGCATGGATGATTTGTTAGATCAGCATTTAGATATGAACGGTGGTGAAAGTACTGACGAAGAGACTAGTGGCCAAAGCAAGGCTAAGAAAACCCAAGAGGGTGATGATGATACACCTGGCGCAAATGGCCCTCCGAAGTACAGTGAAGAAGAAAAGAAAAAGATCAAGGACGAATTTAAAAACGCAATGATTCAGTCTGCTCAAGCCGCAGGTGCTGGTAATGTACCCGAAGGCGTGAAAAGACTAATTAATGAATTAACGAATCCAACTATTGACTGGCGCGAACTTATTGACATTCAAATACAGAGCACGGTCAAAGACGACTATACATTTATGAAGCAGTCACGTCGTAGTTGGCATTCGGATGCTATACTTCCAGGTATGAATTACGCAGACTCAATTGACATAGCAGTAGGACTTGATGCCAGTGGTAGCATTAGCGACGACATGCTCAGAGACATGCTCAGTGAAGTTAAAGGATGCATGACGCAATACGACGATTTTACGATTACAGTATTTGCATTCGATACTGAAGTATACGGACACAAAGTATTTAATCCGTGGAACATTGATGAAATTGATACATATGAAATCAAAGGCGGTGGCGGTACTGAGTTTGAAGTTTGCTGGGATTTCATGAAAGAGAATGATATTAACCCTAAGAAGTTTATTATGTTCACAGATGGTTATCCGTGGAGTTCTTGGGGAGATGAAGATTACTGTGATACAATATTTGTTATCCACAGTTATCATGATAAGAATTTTGAGGCGCCCTTTGGACTCACTGCTCATTACGAGCCGTTCAAAGAGCAGTTGAGGAAGGCGGCTTAATAAAGGTTTCGCACTACGCGGAAAGGGAAGCCAGACCCTATCTGGTAAACAAAAGGTAAATTGTAAATGACAACTAAGACTGATAAAGTGCTAACCGCACTACAGGAAGGCCAGGAACTCACCGCCGCGCAGATCTCTGCACGATGGGGAGTCGGTAACCCAGGGTCCGTTGTACAGGCGCTTCGTTTCCGTGGTCACTCTGTTTATCTTAATACTCATACCGATACCAAGGGTCGTTTGACTCGTAAGTATCGACTGGGTTCGCCAAGTCGCGCAGTCATTGGTGCTGGTTATAAGGCCATTGCAAGCGGTATGGTTGCTTAAGAGCAACAGTTAAAAACAGTCGCGGGGGCTTTATGCCCCCCGGCAGTTTTAATTTACAATACTTTTACAAAGGTTTAAATGGCGATGGTAACATTCACAAAGAAAGAAAAACTTATGCTTGCGGTGCTATTGATAGCAGTTGCTGGTATGGTCAGTGGTTGTGCTGGCACTTATACCAAGCAGGACACAGGTACGGCGATAGGTGCAGTAACCGGTGGTGCACTTGCTTATGGCCTCGGACAGGATTCAAGCAATAAAGAAATCTGGACTGTTCTCGGCATCGGGGTTGGTGCTATGTTGGGTAGTAACATTGGTGCACAGTTAGATGAAAGAGACCGGTTGCTTGCTGGCCAGACTATGCAACAGACACTAGAACTCGGGCCTGATCGATCACAAGGAACGTGGAATAACCCTAATACAGGAAACTCGGGTACAGTTGTTCCTACAGCAACTCACATTGCGTCAACAGGACAGCCATGCAGAGAGTTTATTACTACTGTAAAGATTGGAGGATCTGAACAGCAAGGATACGGAACTGCGTGTCGTCAAGCAGATGGTAGTTGGAAGATTGTTCAGTAATATCCGTTAACCAGGAGAGGAGTATTGGGAGCGTCTATGACGCTCTTTTTTTTTTATTCTTGAATTTCTATGCTAAGATACTCATCTATATTAGGTTGGCATTCACTTGCAGTATCGAGAATTGCTAAAAGAAAAACACGCAAGCCTTCTTTACCTGTACTAGTATGGCCACCATTAATAAATTTTGTACCTATTTCCATTATATATGTAAAATGTTGCATAGCAGAAGAATTGATAGTTTCCACATCAGCTTCGAGATTTTTTAATTTTTGTATTGTACTTTCTTCTAGTTGACTGAATATAGTAAATTGTTCTTTAATTTTCTCTCGTATTGTAGTAAGTTGACTTCTAATTTTATCTTCTGACTTATCGATACCAGCAATTACAGCATCTGCTACATTAATAAATTTAGCAATATGCACCATTGATGCTTGGCAACGATTTATTTCTTCTAAAATAAGTGTATAACGTTGTTCTTCCGATTCAATAATTGGAAGTATTCGCTCAGGTGTTCCGTCGGATACTTCTGGAATTGTTTCTTCATGGTCGTCGTGTTGTTTGGCTACACTAATATTGATTCCGGTTATAAATAGTAGTAGGAGTAAAAACCCAATATATTTTTTCATAATAATACTCTGTTATAACAACAAAAATAGGTTGACAACTATATAATATATGTCATATAATATACTAATAATGTTGTATACGATATTTAGTATTATAAAAATAATTTAAGGAGATTTTGTAATGGCAAATGAAGAAACACAAGTTGAAGAAACACAAGTCGAGGCGGCAGCAGATGCCGAACAAGAGCCTGTTAATATTACAATTGCAGACTTACAAGGCTTGGTTAATTTAATTGATGTAGCAAGTTCTAGAGGTGCGTTTAGAGGTGCAGAACTTTCGGCGGTAGGTACATTATATACTAAACTTGCAACATTTTTACAACAAATACTCGGTACTCAGCAGGCAGAGGTTAACCCAGATAGTCCTGTTGATGATGGATCCGATGCAAGTTAAGGAGATAATTAACAAATGGCAATGACAAAACATGTAGGTAGATTAATTTCTACTGGTAAGAAAGTAGCAGTAATTTTTCGTTATATGTATGACGACGAAGGTAATGTAACTGATAAAACACATGCGTTAGCAGTGGATACAGATGCATTACCAAATATGTGGGTAGACTCGTTTATGGATGCTGTACTCAGTACCGAAGGGCAAGATACTGTAGATTTTTATGAAGTATGTATGAGAAAAACACTACCAGATGGTAGGTTTATTCTTCCTGCTCTTGTAGCCGAAGGTAGAATGAGAAAAATTCGTACAAACGATATCATGATGGAACCAGATAAGCAGGTTCGTATTCCTTTAAATGAATTAAATGACAATCTTGAAATAGTTGCTAGGGGTGAAAAAGAACCTTCAGGCACGTTAAAATCAGAGGACGCAGTTGAAGTTATTAATCAGCGAGAAGCCGCTGGTGTCAATGAAACGTTAGGAAACAACAAGCAAGAAACTCGAGCCCATCAATTGCGAGCACAAGCTAATATGTTACGTGCTGATGCTGAACGAATGGAAGAAGAGGCACAAATGCTACATCCGGTAGAAGTAAAACCTCGCCGCGGTCGTCCACCTAAAAAGGTAGAAACGGCTGATGTCAC